ATCGTCACTTGCTTCCACAACACCATTGCTTTTAATACGATTCATAATGTTACTGCCTGTTGTTTGTTGCGGTGCATCTTCATCTTCGCCCAAGTCTGTAATACGCAGACTTTCCAAGTTAAAGCCTAGATCAATCTTTTGACCAACTCCGCTACTACTACGAGTTTTCATTAATTGTATCTGATAACGTCCACGCTCACGCATTGCACGACTTGTAAAGATACCAAACACATTATCCGCTGTGTTAATCTTACTCAAACCGCCTGAGATATGACTGTGATCAAATTCAATCTCATCTACTGCACCTCTGTTCAGCTGACTTGCTGTTACAAACACACAGTTAAGTTCTTTTGCTAGGTTACGCAGTTCTTCTGAAACATACTTGTCCTTAACAAACAAGTCACTTGGACTAACTTTAGCACTAACTGGCATAAGCAAATCCAAGTAGTCAATAAGCAAGAAGTCTACAGTCCAGTTGTTTTTAATCTGCAGTTCTTTTAAGTATGCACGGATATCATTTACATTACTTTGTGCTGGCATGTATTTGATCTGCAAGTTGCCTGCTTTCTTTCCCACCATCTTAACTTTCATCTCTACTGTGTCCAAGTCTTTAAACACTTCTTTAGTAGATACGTTTGTGAGCATACTATCAATACGCATAGCACTTAGTCCTTCACTAAGTTCTAATGTTAAGTAAACTCCGTTCAAACCTTGTGTTGCCCAGTTAACTGCTAGGTTCTGCATAAACAAACTCTTACCTGATCCTGATCCACCTGCAAAAATATTGAGTTCACCTTTGTTCATGCCGCCAAACAGTTTACGATCCATAGCGGGCCAACCTGTGCTGATCTGTCCGTTATTGTCTTTTAGTGCCATAAGTCTTGCTCTGGGATCCTCAAAGTAGTTTGTGCCCATGTCTTTAGTAAGACTGATCTGCACTGCATCTTTGATGATCTTTTCAACTGGCTCATATTCGCCCTTCTCAAGTAAATCTGCACTCTTGAGAATGGCTCGTTCTAGTTCCTGCCGCTTGGTGAATCCTTCAAACTCTGCAAGGAACCAATCATTGTGACTTTCTGTAATCTCTGGAACAGGCTTTAGTTCAACACCTGTTACTGCACGAATCTGTTCATGTGTAGGAAGCGCACCGTGATCATCGCTGTGCTGTTTAACGAACACTGCAGTATCATGTAAACTACGATCAAAGTTATCCACATTATAGATGTTTTGCACACGCACAAAGTTCTGTGCATCATGCAACATCATTTCTAAAAACAACTTTTGTAAGTCTGGTGTATATTCTTTGCTCATTGTATTTTATCTTCTAAAAATTTAATTACGTTCATTGCAAAAGCCCGATGGCTCTGTGGGCCGGGATGTTCGCCATCAGATGCGTGATCTAACAGTTGCATTTTTTCTAAGGATACCCATTGCTCAACGTTGATTACGGATAGCTTATTTTGCAATTCCTTAATACTTTGTTCTATGTCACTATCTGGCAAATTATCTAAATCGAGTATATCCCGGGACTCAGGTAATAATTGGCTATAAGCATCATATATTTCTGTTTCATTTACAAACACAGGATCTATATGCATTCCACCATTTATATAATATACACTCTTATTCAGTTTTTTACAAATGGTATTTAAGATAGTTATCTGATCATTTAATTCAAAATATTGATTATAGCTACTGTCGACTATTTTAAAAACATCTATAAAGGTTTTATATCTACTATCTGACAGAATATCGGCGAATGCATTATTGCATCTGGTCGTAGTTGTGACTTGTTTATCAAAGCCGCTATACCATTTTTGTCTGCCAGGAAAACTCCATTGTACAAATATATGATCAACATCTGTTAAAATCATTTTCATTGCTTGTATAAAAATATGTCTATTGCCTGCGCCGCCTTCTGCATAGTTTAAAAAAAGACTAGGCTTAAAATGATCGCTAACTAAAGTTGCATAGCATTCACTATTCTCAATATAAGGGATACCTTCAGTGAAACTAGCGCCGCAAAATCCTATGCCTACCATTTTTTTCTCCTCAAATTGATTTTCAAACTCATTGTTTGCTTTGCATCAATGATACTCTTTAGTGTAAATAGTTTGCCATAGCGCACAACTGCATCATTAATGTCTTTTACACCACTTTCCCATTCAGGAAAACTAACACTCCATCCATACTCCAATGCATCGTCAATGAGCCTTTGTCCTGCACTATCTCTGTCTGGTACTAGTATAACTTCTCTAGCAAGCGTGTCAATAATTTCTGCTTGTGTCTCACTAGCGTTGTTACTCAATATGCCAACGCCACCAATGCACATTGCATCCAGTATGCCTTCTGTTACAATCACAAATTTTGCGTTGAGTAACTGATCATCCATACCATACACATAACCTGTATCGTAACTGTTGTGATACTTGGGCTTGCTGTTTTCATCTGTTGATCTTGCAGTATAGCCAATTAGTTTGTTTTCATATGTGCAAGGAATAATAAAACGCTTCCACATACCTGCAGGCTTTGTGTTACTGTATAATAGTCTTGTGCTATCTAGTCCTCGCTGTGCTACATAGTCTTGTATGTTTTGCGGGGCTTGATCAAGTGTAACAACATTGTCTGGCAGAGGTCTAGGCTTAAACTCTATTTTAAACTCTTCGTCGAGTTCTTGTTCTATTACCACTGTGTCTTTGATGCGCAGTGCTTCAATGTTAAGCATACTGCGAGTATTTTCATCTACACCTAACCACGTTAGCAGTTTGCGCATCTTAAAACTAATATGTCTGCCGGGTTGCCATCCTGTTTTAAAGTTGCAGTTAAAGCAGTGATAACTTATTGCTTCGCCATTAGCAATAACGCCGCCTCTGCTACGCTTGTCCATGCTTTCGCCATTGTGATGACAGCACACGGCATTAAACGAAATCCACCCGTTAGTGGTGCGCTTAGTCTTGCCAGGCAAGGCATCTACTACTGCTTGTTGTATACTATTCATAACAGTTATATTATACGTTCTTTTGCGAAATCATGCAACCTAATTGTGAAATATTCATGTCCTGCTTCGTTAGGATGTCCACCACTAGCAAATAAATCTAAACGACTATCACTAACTTGTGCAGACTCTAGCACAGTTTCCATTGCTATACCATCAAGGAAATAATTGTCGTACTTCGTAGACTTATGATGACCTAGTGCGTTAAATTGTAGTATAGGTATATCGTGCAGTTTACAAACACTGTTTACAAATAGTTTTGCTGCGTCAGTCCAGTAGTTGTGATCAACGTTACTGACGATCCAATCCTTACGACTATGAAAAAACTTTTGTTCGTTGCGTACTGTTCCGTTGTGCGTCCACGATTCATCTAACCAACTAAATCTCTGAGATTCGGTCCAACCAATGCACACTACTACAGTTTCATTTGGATCTCTGTTGTTGTTAAACCAGTCAGCAAACTGATACTGTATAGCATAGTTACTGTTGGCAGGCTCTGAGCGATTATCGAAAGTCGCACCTAGTTTATTTGCTAGGCGACCTAACCAAACGTTGTTTTGTCTATAACGAGTATTTTCGTGATGAAACTCTGTGCCTATCTCAGGATCGTATAGTTCACTGCCATAGGTAAAACTACAGCCAAACCCTACTAGTTTCACGGTCTATATAATACTTGACTCAATGTTCCACTAGTAGTAGTGCGCACAAAACGTACTGCACTGTATACACCTGTAAAGTTTACATAGGCATTGTCGCTTTGTGCAGTGTATGTTTCTGTTGCGATAGTTGTAAAATCAGCATTTTGAATACTATTGCTTGGATTAATTGAGCCCTGTATCTCCAGGGTACCTGTGAACGCACTGCCGAAATATACTTGTGCAGTGTGTTGTGCTGTGTTGCGATTTATATATGGCTTAATACTAATGGTACTGCCTGTATTTCCTGAACCAAAGTCTTCAGTAGTACTTTCTTTAAACGTTGGGTACACACCTTCTGCTACTTCTAGTACTCC